TCTTCGCGTTTCATGTTTACCTATCCTTTCCTCTCCACCTTTTACAGCCACTAACGCAGTGCCATTCGCAGGTGCCGCCTCTTTACGCTCGCGGTCAGCATAGTTTTTTGCAATGAAAGCGGTATAAGCCGCTCATAATGCCCGTTGTTCGTCTTTCTTTTTCTCTATTGGCTTTCCGTCGTGGATTTCAAACTCAACCCCTAACGCAACCATGCTACCAATTTCTGCAGCATCCTCAATCACTCCACATATTTCATAATAGTAAGATGTGAATTTAGGAAAGCAACCAGTTACATCATTCCATATATCGAATACTTCAAGCGCTTTACGTTTTGCGTATTCAGACTGACCTTTTTGCATTACAGCTCCTTTACAATCCGTTCCCATTCATAGCGCCGTTCTAAGCCGGTCTGTTTTGTGAAGTCACGCAGCCGGTATTGCCAGTCTTTTATCTTGACGCCCGCCATTGCGTATTCTTCACCCAAGCCGGCGGCTTCAAACATGTCGCGCCTACGTTTCCAGTCCCTAACGCCGCGCTCTAAATACCGCTGATGTTGGGTAGCTTCGTATAGTCCCATTTGTTGACCGTTGAATGTTACTTGCGCGTTGTTCACGCGGTCTAATTCTGCTTGCGTGTAGGTTGGCTTTTCAAAGTTCTCGAAGTACAAAAACACAGAATGCCGGCAGTTGATTCCAAGCAGTCCCGCTCCAGTGCCATAGCCGGTGGTCTCGACGAATGGCTCGTATTTAGGGTTTGTGCCGCTAATAGAGTAAACCTTGCCCTGCCATGATTCGTGGTTCATTGGACCAGAGCCCTTATTACGCGCTCCTGGATGCGCGCTAACCTCGACCAAGTCAGTGCCCGCTTCAGCCGCCATTGCCAGCGTCATGTCACCGGTTGCCTGATTAATGCCCGTCCATATATTGCGCTTTATGGCAACATCGGCTTGCTCGACTCGACCCGTCTGCGAATTGAGCACCCTTACCCCTTGCTCTGCCAGGCTAAGAACTCCACGTTTAACGGCCTGATCAATGCCAAGCGTACCGGTAGATACCGCCAGATACGCGTCATCGGCTGCGGCGATAAATTGAAGCTCGCTCTGGTATGCGATGGATCGAGTGAGGTTTTGCAAGACCACATTTGTTCTGGCAAACACGCTGTTAACAATCCCAGTTAGTTGCTTTGATTCTGCTAATTCTGGCACTTCCAGACCAAGTTTTCCAATGATCGCTTGCTCGTCTCGAATGCTCTCAAACCCCGCTTTCTTGAAGATTGTGCGCAATTCCTTTTCCGTGTAGCCTGAGAGCTTTGCAATTCGCTTTACTAAGTCATCATAGAGCGCCTCGGCATATGCAAGCTCCTCAGCTCGAAACAGTGCTGAATTTAAGGCTGATTTTGCCCGCAGAAGTGAAGCCAGTGAACGCGCGGAGTCTGTTAGAACGCGAGAGTAAAATGATTCTAAGCGTTCTTCCAAGCTTGCCGTAAGCGCGTCAATTCTGTCGAAGGTGATCATGCGTTAAACACATCCGTTGGTGTTTCAGCACGCTGCTGCTGAAGCCATAAGTTAGCCGTCTTTTCATCAAGCCCATAATTGCGCTGAAGAAAAACTTGCTTTGGCATAAGCCCCATTGAAACGGACTGCCGGTCTACCTGCATCTGCGCGTCTTTATCCACCAATATTGAATCATCGAACTCGAATTCCAGATTGTACGTGCCCTTTGTTGCCAAGCTGTACGCTGTTGCGTTAGAAATCCATGACCTCTATTAGCCGCTCTAAAGCCGTCCGCAAGTTTCTCTGAATGTCACGAATCGTGCTATACGTTCGCTGCTTTAGTCGAAGCCACTTCCGTTGCCGTGCGCGCTACCAATTCAGGGTCACTCAACGTGCCATAAGCCAAACCGCACGCAAGTTCCACGCGTCTGAATATCGCTGATAAACCATTCAGATAATTCTGCTCTCTTAGTGTCGGCGTCCACTCTCGAAACAAATCCCCCTCGCCTACATTGCTGGTTGAGTTCAATGCTCTATACAGCCGCTTATCGGGCAGAATGAGCGTGCCGTCATCTTTACGTTGGAATGCCACCACATCGGCATAAAGCGCGCGCTTGCCAGATTCAAACTCCCATAAGAAGCCCGAATGCAACCGGTCAGCCTGTTCGATCAGCTCCACCGCCCGCGAGTAACAACTCACGCCCAGCGGTGATCCAGTATCCTTCACATCGCCACCAGGCGCCTTGAAATAGGCAAACAGCAGCTTATCCGCGCCGATAATAGTAGCAACCGGCTCTAACGCAGCCCAATCGTCAATAACGCTCAATTGCGCTTCACGCCCCAACTGGTGAGGGCTATCGCTCTCGAACGCCTTGTTGGTGACGGTATAGACGCCTTGTTTATTGATATCGTGCGCTTCAAGTTTGGTGTAATATTTCTTGCCAATCTGCCTCTGCTCAACGAACACGGCGGATACAACCTCACCGGCCGAATCAAAGCGTACCGGGTAGAACGCATCCGCCGGAATGACACTCACGTTGATATTCTTGCCGTCGGGTACGGGCTTCCAAACCATGCCGCCTAACGCAAGCCCAACTTCCAAGTCTGTGCGAATATCATCGACGATGGGCTGAATTTGCGTTTGCAGCCATGTTGCCCGCGCCGAACCGGATAAGGTCAAAGTCATCTCAGACGTTGCCGCCCGTGAAAGTTCGCTCGCGATGGTCGAGGACAGGTTGAGACTGAAAATGGAGTCATTATCTACCCAATGCGGAGTGTTACGGTACATTGAAGCCCACAGTTCGATGTCACGCTGTTGAGATTCTGTGGGGGCTATGTCAAGCCCCGTTGCTTTTTTGATTTCGTCTCGGTTCAGCATCTTATTTATAAATCCTTTCACGGCGTCAACTACATCAGCGATCCAGCTCATTAATTGCCCGCCTTCCGCCATTGCAGATTTAATGCGTAACGTGTGCTTGCGATCGAATGGTCGTTTTCGTCAGGGTACATACTTGTGATAAGCCCCTCTTTCGTTCGCGGGTACTCGTAACTGGTAAATTCTTGCGCGGTATACGGGCAGCGTTCCGGGTCAATAACAATCTTTGCTAAGTTTTGTAACCACTTCATGCTGTATCTAACCGATTCAGGCGGCTTCTCAGCGCCCTTTACAGTTAGCCCGTAAGTGTTCAAGTCAGCGATGGATTTCGGCTCTGCGCTGTCAGCGATGATCAGCCTGGAATAGCCGCAGCCCTTTTGCGCAATAAGCGTCTCTGCCAGTTCCTTGTTGCCCATTTTTACAGCGCGAAATTCGTCATAAATGTAAAGTTCGCGCCGGCCGGCATGATAAGACATGCGCCCCCAGTGAAGCGGATCTACCGCATAGCCAAAGTCAAGCCCCTCATAAATGTTATCGTACAGCTTGATTTCTGCATCTGTAATAGCGCGCAATTCAACGTTCGGGAAGACCATCCCGCCAGTGCCGTTGGCAATACCCATATACTCATTGTCGTAAGCGTCAGGGTTGACTTGCTTAAGGTATTCAGCTTCATCCAGGGCAACTTTGCCTATCCACTCAGGAGGCATTTCCAGATAGCTGGAGTGATGTAAATAGCGATTCTCTTTTGGAATTGCCATTTCCTTGTTTGCCCAATGATTCATCGAGCGCGGAGTGTTGAACACTTTGAATATGTACGCAATATCCGTTCCACGAATTGCCGATTGCATGATAGAACGAACGGCTTCTGGACCAGGTAGCTGATCGTACTCTTCAAAGTGCAAGACGGCTATTGAACCGAATGGCGGCTTAATGGACTTAATGGACATAGGATCGTTGGCGCCCCGGAAGAAGATTTTCTGCCCCGTTGGGAGATATGTAACCTCCAGGGGTGACGTAGTAAACTTGAATTTCTCAGACAATCCCAACTGGTCTACCGCCCACTGAATCTGCGAAAAAACTGAATTGCGCAAGGTGTTTGCGTGTTCGCGGATACATAGCACATGCCACGTTGGATTATTGACCAGTAGCACAACATCTGTCATGCCCATAAAGCTTGACTTGCCAGAAAGACGCCCATCATCCAGAACGTACTCCGTGTGTCCATGTGCGAGTATATCGCGGTACATATCAATATATGCCCGCCCAATCTGTGAGGCGTCCAACCGCGCAATAACCGGCTCTGCTTTGCCGTCCATTTCGTTTCCGTTCGTACTGGCAACTTCCTGACGCTCAACGTAGCCGCGTAACTTGCCGATAGTTTTGAGCGTGAAGATAATGGCGGTTATATTGCCATCTTGCACCTGCTTGAATAGCTGATTTTCAGCAAAGTCAATAAGCGTTTCCCGCTCTTCATCCGCAACCGCTTGCACAGTTGGATATGTATTAATATACCTTGAAATGGTGTGTCTCTCGCAGCCCAAATAGCGCGCGGCAGCGGATAAATTCCCGTGCTTTTCACGTAACGCGTCTATAATCTGGTTTGCGGTAAACTTTTCTTTCATATCGCTTTTTTATCTGGTGGGTTGGTAGTTAGCAACCGTTACCGAATACCTGGATTAAACCCAGAGGCTACCCAAACATCAGTATATTTACCGTAAATATCATCCCGTCCATTTCTCGAAAATTGAGAGGTTTTTCTTACTGTTACATTAGACCATCCACCGCGCCGTAAATATGAAGCCGTCTTTTCTGCCTGAGACTGCCCCCTGGTTTTAACGATAGTCGTTGAGCGCGTCATTGTTACAGATACACCTCTAATTCCACCGCTTGCTAATGTTTTTTTGAGACGGTCAGCGTTTGAAGCGTTTTGTTCTCTCGCTCCGCCTGCAGACTGAACAGTAGCCCTTGTTCCACCACCACTACTTTTCGCCATATTATCCTCGCCTTGCTATATCGCTAAGCATCTTTTGAGTAAAACGATAATCACCGGCTGTACTCGTAGCATAGATTCCACGACCGCCGCCGCCTCGGACAAAGTAAGCCGGTTTGCCTCGATATTCTCCGGCTGTAACGCGATAAACGCGTCCAGTAGTCTTATTTATTTTTTTGGCACGCGCCCTAAGAGACATCAACCCAGCGCGCCCACCGCCACCGCTCGACTTTGCCATGTTAGCCTCGCTTGTTCACGTACTTAGAAACGTAGCTGTTTACATCGCGCATGAACCCGCGCCGTTGTTCGTCCGAAAGCATGAACGAAGTGCTCGATCTAAGCGCGCCAACCGCCCGCTCTGCTCTCCTTTGTGCTCTCAATTCCCCAACGCTTATGCCAAGAAGTTTCGAGACTGAACCGCCTCTGCTACCGCCACCCGATTTAGCCATATTAGCCTCCAGCGAATCGGGTTACGCCATATTTGTTCAAAGCGATTGTCTTCAACGTAGAAGTGATAAGTGCCAGTCATTTTATTTTTGCGCGCCATTGTGCCCCAACCGGCAAAAGGCGCTTCAAGATGATCCGCTTGCATGTTCAAATCAAGCATGGGAATGCCATAGAGATTGTCACTTCCCCATACGGCGTCTGGCACGCGGTTAATCAATTCTTCATCCGAAATCGGCTCGTCTTCCGTTTCTTCATTCTCTGGCTGCCATAAATCCAGGTCAAGCTCATGCTT